TCCAGTAAGAATATGCCAGCGTAACACTGTATTCAGAAATGGCATCGTTGGATTCCATCGAGAGTGGGATTTCTGCAATGCTTGTTGGGAAGCAGTCTTCGATGGTGTAAGTTCGGAGAACCGAACCGGATCTGTCCAACTGGTCAACTTCCCATCGTTGTCCGATTTGTAGCAGACTTGTTGTGCCAATGTTTTCACGGTGAGAGTTGATAGCATTGCTCCAACGCTCAAACGCATCTCGGATGGAAAAGTCTGTATCTTCAAGGATTGTAATCGTCCAATCCTCAAAGGTTCGGTCTCCCGGAATTTTGACCTGCCGACCACGGTATGGAACTGCGACCGATCCCAGAGTGGACGCTGGGATAGCAGCGGCTTTGCAAAGAAACTCAAGTTTTCTAGCAGGTCCACCGCCACCCAAAAGGTTTGCGGCACCGGCGAGAGCAAACCCACCTACACCAGCGACTGCACCCAGAGCGGTCCCCAAGGGACCGGTGGCACCACCGGGAAAGTTACCCCGGACACGGAATAGGTTTGGTCTTAGACCACCCCCACTCATTGCCATTTTGAAATCGTCGATTCGTGACATGTATAGTTACCTCGCGCTACTGGATTACTGATTGATTCCGGCGTTACCCGATGATGCTTCTTCAAACGAGATACCGGTTGGTGTCGCGATGAAGTTGAGTTGAATGAAGTTGATCGAACGGTTTGGCTTTACAAAGATGTCAGCAACAAAGTTGTTCGAATCAATGATTTCCGCCGTGTTGTTTGTATTATCACAGATAACACGGAAATCGGTGATGCCTCGTCGCCCCTGAATGTTTCGCAGGAACGGTTCAACAAGGTTTCGGAATGCTGCCCGAGTTGCAACATCGTTGAACTCAAAGAGGAAGTACTTCGAAGCCGTTGCAATTGCTTTTTCCATGACGATAAACAGACGACGAACTCCGATTGAGCGGAAAGCAGATGGGCGGCTCAAGAGGGTTCGGTCACCGTAAAGAACGGTTCCTTCACCTTGGAATGCGACGACAGGATTGATACCAGCCGCATACAGTCTATCTCTTGCCACTTTGTTCGGGTTGTATGCCAGACGGATACTGTTTCGGATTTGACCACGGTTGAAACCACCGGGGCTAAACCATGAATCAGCAAGTTGGTCGGTTCGAACACAAAGACCCGCGATATCACCGGTGAGTGGGATCCAACGCTCAGTATCATTAGCGGCATCAAATCGACGCTTCCAACCGCTGTTCAGAACAGCGTAAGAACTGCTGGTCAAAGTGTTACGGAATTCTAGAAGATTCTTGAGAACCGTATTCTTGTCGGCAAGGTTGACATCATTGAGAGCAGGCGAAATGAACGCCAAGCAGTCTCGACGAGCACTTGCAATACTGATGAGAGAGTCGGCAATGGTCTTTGCATCAACTTCGCTGTTTGCTCCGTTACCGATGAGAAGTTGGACATCAACTTCTTCCGGGTCTGCAAAGTAATCGGTGTATGCCGTGACATAGTTTGCTGCTGTCGGTAGTGAACCGTTGGCACCACCAGAGAGAACAAAGTCTCGAACACCTACTGAACCGAAAGTGTTACTTTCAGCATCGCCAGAGAATTCTTCGGATCCCGTGCTGCTTGGGAAAGTAGCGTCTGTACCCCAAATGTATCGAGAAGAAGTTCTTAGAACATCAACCCAGTAATTCGAAGTCCCATCATCCTTCTTAGCATCTGCTGCTTTCGAAACAAACGGGAATCTTTCGAGAACAGTTCCCGGTGTTCCAGACCATAGACCAACTTGGTCGATAACCACAATGTGAAATTCATCATTGGATCCGGCAACAGCCGTTGTGTATTCAGAGGTTCCGGGATTGTCTTCGAAGTTGTCTCGGTATTCCCAGACATTGAACGCCGTTCCGAAGTTGACATCGGTCGCGGAGTCTGACTTGTAAACTTCAAAGTCGCCGTCAGCATCAACATTGATTGCGAATCGGACATCTTCTGCGAACCAAAGGTAGAGGCTTCCCGAAGTCACACCATCAAGAGTTGAAGCAAAAGCACTGCCTGTAGACTCGACATAGTAGACGAACGAAGTTCCCTCTTGACGCTTAGAAAGCAACTTGAATCCGGTGTTCGCAGTTGGCATAACCGTGTCGGATCCAATACCCGCCCAAGTGCTACCGATTGCGGTTTGTGGGTTCGGGTTTGGAACATCGGTGAAAGTGCCTTCGTCAGCAGCATCACAAACGATTCGGTAAACCTGTCCGGTGCTTGTACCAACGCCAAGGTTGTCACAGATAGACACCATGAGACTGTTACCCAAAGCACCCGGATACTTCGCGACGAAGTTACCATAAGATGCTCCGAATCCCAAGTCCGACTTCGATTCAAAATCTGAATCGTTGTTGATTGCAACTGCACTGGTAGTCCCAGCACTGTTTGCGCTGTTAGATCCGCTTCCGACGATACGAACAACATTCAAGTTGTTTCCATACCCTAGAAACGCCCCTGCGGTGAGCCAGTCAACTGCTGCGCCGTTGATTCCACCGGAAATGTATGCTTGATCGTTGGGTGCATCGCCAAAGAGAGATCTTAGGTTTTTTGCACTATCAATCAGGACTCTTTGGTTTACTGGACCCCAGACAAACGCACCCACGAACCCACCAGCAGTCGTCGCGACTGCGGGAATGATTGTGGTAAGATCACGCTCTTGGATTTCGATTCCGGGTGACAATTGAAAAGGCATGTTGTATCTCCTAAAGGGAGTGTTTGTTCTGTTTTATACGAGGTTATTTAGCATTCTCAATGTTCCGCGATTCGGATATCACCAATCATAATCGTCGTCGTCCTTATGCTTCCGTGAAATGGTGGTCCACCTGTCCCCCGATTCATCCACAAAAGAGTCCTCATCGTCAACGATCCCATTATTGATGAACCCAAATGGAGCCCATTGATCTTCGATTTCCTTCAATCGGTCTTCATAAAGAATTTTACGAGTATCCATACTCATAATATCTTTGTAGATGGGTTGGGTTGTAACCCAGCCGAATAGAACAAGACACATGGCAAGATCGTCATTGTGACCGACATCGGCTTCGTAACTCCCGGCTCTCGCAATGAAAGTAGATAGTTCTTGAATTGTGTTGTAGTCGTCGATCAGTAACTTATCATCTTCGATCAAGTCTTTGAGGATCGAGCAACCGATACGCTTGACACTCTTGGTGGTTTTGACTCCCCGTTGACTTTGACCTGAACCGAATCCAGAGTCGGCAACCTGTCCTTTTCGACCCTTCATGGAAGTCATAATCATGTTTTCGTATTCGTAGTCCTCATACAGACTGTCGGCTACTTGCATACCTGCATCATTTGTCTCGACCAGAATCCACGATTCGTTATACTTGTTTGCCACCCGGTGAATGACTTCGGGATACACCAATGGTGGAATCTTGTTGTTCCGATATACGGCTACAATCTTGTAGGGAACTTCGGTAATGTCGATGACGGTAAATGCACTGTAGTCCTGTTGCATTCCTCGCGAGACATCACAGATGGTCATGTATTCATGATCCGGTTCTGGGTCATGATATACCGAGAGACCATCTTGTTCTAGTTTCGGTGTCTTATATGCAAGGGATCTGAGTTTTGGACCTGATACCAAAGTGTTTGCCGAGCCAAGGAAAAAACAATTATGATGAACGAGACCATTGGCGGTATACGAATGGTCTGAACTTTGAACATTGAGGGGATCGTATAAATCAACCGCTTCTTTGACGAGTTCAATGCTCGTCACCATGTCAATCCCATCTTCGGCTTCTACAACAGTTCCAACCTCGAACCATTCTACAGATACCCACCCATGATCCTTGACTTTCATTCGATGGTTTTCCGAACAGCCGATAGTCTTTCCAGATTCAAAGGTGATTTCGAATCGTGCAGGTCGGTGGACTTTCTGAATACCGTCAAAGTCTTTCCAACCTTCGGGGGTCAAGATTTCAAAGTTGTTAGGCATTTATGATCTCAGATATTCAAGGGTTTCACGAATAATTTCTTCGGGGTTGTTGTAGTAGTCCATTTCACACACTCATAGAGTTCTTTCATAGTTTCTATGTGAGAACCATATGATGTTTGTATGTCATGATGAGATAAGATGTTTTTGACCTTCCGGGAGTCGCCGATTTTCAACTGGCGGCAAATCTCTCTTTGCGAGCATCCGCTTTCAGCCAGTTTCACTATCTTGTCCTGTACCGATGAGTTCATACGCTTCTCCTATAGTCATTTCAACGATTTCACCCGTCTCTTTATCTCGGAGGTATATAGGAGTCTCGGGAGTCAGGCATTCAAACTCCTGCTCGAACTGTTGAATACTTGTGTTTCGAATCTGTTGATCTGCCCAGTTTTGATCTCGCCCCGGAACCTCTGTCCAGTGAACAGCAATGGGAACATAGTCGGACCTACCTTCCTCGGCTTCTGTCCACATCTTGTAAAAATGGTTCATGCCTTTGGGGGTCTGGTGACCAAGGATGCCGTTGTAAAGAACGGAATGACACCAAAAATTATTTTCAACATGGTCCAGTGAAAAATCAAACACCTGATTTTCAGATTCGATTATCTCTCGAATAGGTTCCCATTTTATGTTCTCCGATACGATTCCCTCAATCTCTTGAATTTCAAGACATCGCTCTCTACTCCAATGAATATTCCCACGCTTCATTCCCGCTCGACTATACTTCACACCCATTTCATCGTACAGGCGGCGGGAGTGAGGGACAACATCATGATTAGATCCGGGTCTATGGGCGGTTTGATCTAATAGATAATTTTCTGCAATCTTTTGTTTTCGGTCAATGCCAAATCCAACTACTTTCAGAAATTCTCGACTAAATTTTGGGTTGCATTGAAGTTGCCAAACATCAGACTTGACACTGACAAGATCGCTTGGGGGAATGTGGGAATGGTGTTTTGATGACAAAATACCAAGATTCAAAAGAATCATTCTGATTTGATCGAGCATGGTTTCAGAAGCCGATGCTAGGGAGACTCGCAAACGGGTTTTTCCGATACAACCATCCCCGTCAAAATACCCTCGAAGAAAATGAATCATGTTTTTTCTGCCCATGCTCATAATCTTCTGCGGAATGATTTTGGTTTTTGCTTTCAAAGACAGGTCAAACCCAAGATATTCTAAGAACCGAGCAAGCGATATACTTCCAATACTGTAGTGTACATCATCGGTTTTTGAATAACTGAGACCCAGTTTGGTGATTGATTCGGAGACATCATCTCCGCATGTTATCGTGACACGCGAGCCGACCCAATTGCCATTTCGAACTGTCTTATAAACCGACCCCTCGGCTAAGAATAATCCTAAAAAATACGCCAAGTCTGGTGTGATTTTTGATCCGGGATCGAATACATTACGCTCTTTGCTGCTTGGGGTGTAGTTCCAATTTAGACTGTCATCTTCACCCCATATATCCATTCCATACTGAACAGAGATATAGTCTCCCGGATTAAGGTCACCGGATCTGTGCCAACCGTAGTTTCCATCTTTACACGCCCAGAGTTTATGTTCATGTGAACACTCTAATTGACTTGATGTTGATTTGATGATTCGAGTGGGGGCACGACCCGAATTGACCATCACATTTCCACTATTGAGACTTTTGCGATGACCCTGAATGTTGTACCGGTCTACCTCGTATCCGATATTTGGATGCGTCGGAGCATTGTGGTCCACGAAATCACCCACAGTTCGAATACCCTTATCAGTGAAAACCGCTGTATCTTTACCAACACAAGACACGATCAGAACCTTTGTTGTGTTACCGGAAGAAACGGTCGGGTATACCGAACTAAAGAAGTCTTCCGCTTGATTTGGCGGAATGAACGCAAACTCGTCAAGCATGATAAGGTTGAATGTATCACCACGAACCGCTGAACTAGAAGTAGCCGCCGCGATGATTTTGGATCCATTTTCGAGTGTGATACTTTCTTTGTTCCACTCGGCTACACCCTGTTGCATCCACTTTGGTAGATACTGAAACGCTCTCTTGATACGCTCTAGGATTTCCTTTGCGATTGCAAGTTTGTTCGCAAGGATAGCGACTTTCTTGTCCGGGTTGAAGTTGACAAAGTGTAGAATGTATGACGCGACCGTAGTGGACTTACCACTCTGTCGGCACATCTTGCAAATCACAAACCGATTATCATGAACCGTGTTGATAATATTTTCTTGGTAGGGATACAATTCAAATGGAATCAAACCCCTGTCAACATTGATAATCTGAACATATTGTTTGATGAAGTAGATCGGATCATTCATGCATCGTTCATATTCCAAGATCTGCTTCTTGGTAAATTCAACTTTGACACCTGCACCCTTGATGAGCGGGTTACCCAAATAGGACTGTTTATTGTTATTCAGTGGTTGACTCATCGTCACCCTTCTCATTTATGACTTTTTTGAGTTGACGCTGCAAGTCGGCTGGTGTCCCCTGAAAAACAATGTTCTCAATGTTTGTCTGGTTATAAGACGGTTGTTCACGGATTGGGTCTTTCGCCTCAATCTCTTTCTTTCTCTTGTGAATATCCAACAAATCTTTATTCGCGTCAATAGTGGTTTTCAAGAGTTGCGAGACCACTTCATATGCTCGCGGAGATTCAGATTCCGCAGCAACCCGTAGGGCATCTTCGAAAGCCGTCTCGCCTCGGATCGCAAGGCGTTGCAATGCTGATCGGACCAGATCGAAGTCGGTATCGGCTTTTGTTTCACTGGATTTTTTGATCTCTTGGGTGATTCGCCGCTGCATTTCAATGATAGCGTTCTTTTCTTCCTCCGAAAGTTCACTATCTTTCTTTTCTTCAATGGACGGCAGTGCAATATTTAGAGCGTTGGCGAGTTTTTCGTCAACTGATGATGTTTGCTTCTCGGACTGGTCGTCTTTCACTTTCAATACCTCTTTGCATAACAGCAGAACGAATTTCGGTTCCAGCGGCAAGATCTCCCGTTCGGGGTGGAGATTTGATCTTCGCTGTGTTACCTATAGGTAGACTGAATCCGGCATCGACTTTTTCTGCATTTGAGAATGGCGTAAACTGATTGTCCACCACCGCCATGACTTTGTAGTAGTAATCTGATCCGTCGATGTTGTCTTGAATGTCTTCATCGGTCGCAAAATTTTTCTGAGTAACGGTCAGAACTTTGTATGCTGAGTTTCTTTGATCTTTCGCTCGGATCAAGTAGTATCTCTCAGCACCGGGAATATGATTCCATGTGATCACAAGCGACCCCCTCATTGAGTTATCTACGAGCGAGATGCTTGGGCGTTGGGTGTCAGTGAGCATATATTTTTCTCCAATCAGTTCACTTTCAATGATAGGCACATAAGTCGTTCTAAAGTAGTTTGTAGAAGATTCATAGGACCATGATGCCCCGTTTTGGGGATCATCGCTGCCTCGCAGCATAAACATAATGCCATCGAGACCGTTTCGATTCGCCGCCTTCACCATATCTCGGACCATAAGACTATCATTGTCAAATGAAAACCCTTTGAGATCGTCAACTTGCCAAGTGCCAAATGGGAGAGTGAAGTGACAACCATACGGGTTGGCTGTTGGACTAACAAAGTTTGGTAGAGATCTTTGAAATTGAATTCGGATGACATCGCTCGCCACAAGGAAAATTGGCTTGCGGGTGGAACTCAATTCTCGGAGTCGAATTGCTTCGGCAATGTTACTTGTGAGATAAATCTGATAGTCAGACTGCGAGAATCGGTTTTGTGTTCGATCTACTTGAGAAATCGTATCATTGTTGTCAAAGACAGGATCACTGCCACCACCGAACGCATCATCATCCGCAAAATCTGGTTCTCCTTGACTCAAAACAAACGGAGTTTGGTCGTCATCAGCGAAAAAGAAGTGGGAAGTGATAGCGTCTACGACATAAAAATCCAATTGGTCAATCACAGACTGGGTTGGACGGGTAACACTACCATAGTCTACTCTTGGATCCCTGATAATATTTTGGAAAGTTGTGTTGGCTTTTCGGGGATCATAAGACTGATCGGGGAAGTCATATCCAAATGACCGATTGATTCTGTTTTGTTGAATGCCGGTCGGGAATCCCACAAACCCGATTGAACAATTCGGTGCGTCTTCCTTTGCTTTTTGAATTGCGGTTGTGATGATAAGTTCGACAAGCAAATTGAAAGCAGGGATGACAGTGTTTTCAACGAAAGCGGTTTTTGCTTCTTCGGATAGACCAGAATATGCCGGGTTGAATTTAGATGCAAAAGAATCAACGGTCGCGGTGTTGACCTGTGGGCTCCCCCACCCAGTATACTGTGCCCAGTTGAGGGGAAACGCCACCCAGTCTAGCAGAACGAACCTATTTTCGTTTTCCTGAAGTCGGATCTTGAGAAATGATTCAAGTCTTGTCTCATACTCTGTGAGGCGATAAAACAAAAGAAGATCAATGTCTCCCATCCAATCAGATTGCTCAAGGAAGACTATATCATTTTTGACCGCCCAAGACGGCATGAGATCCCATGCAAGAGTCTGTGTTACGCCAACTTCACTACTTTCGTTTCGACCGATCAGGTGAACCTGAAAAGGATACTTGCTGTTGACATAACGGCGGGTAGGGTTCTGAACGCCAATTTTGTCTGTATTTTGACCAGCAAGGTCAACCAGATTGGTCAACCCATAACGCTGCCCTGTGATAACCGTAGGGGATCCGTCTGTAGAAAAGTCAAACAAAACTTGGGTGAACATTAGCAATCGCCTTCCAATGGAATGGCAGAAGTAATAAACTGATCGTCAAGAAGTAGTATTCCAGTGCTGATTCCAAAGTCATCAATGGTGGCATCGTTTGGGTTGATTTCTGTGGTGACTTTGACGAGCGATAGACCGTTGTTTTGATCTTTGAATGTAACATTTGTGTTCTTGATGAGACCTGAACTAGTTCGAGGACCATAGTAATACAAGTCTACACTAAAAATCAGAGTCACAGTGTAGACTTCTAACTGATTGCTGATTGGGGTTCCTTCAACATTCAGGTCGGGGTTCACATCTTCTAGTGTAATGAAAAAATCATCGCTGATCGCCTCAAAGTTGTCAACGGATCGAATAGACATGGTAAGCGATGGATGGAAGTATGGTAAAATCTGTTCTACGATCTGCCACAGGTCGTCCTGTTTTTTCGTGTTGATTGAAACTTCAAAAGTCAGAGTGTAGGGGCTGCGAAACAGAATTTTTTCCACCGTCCCGTCACTCTTTTGGTTATACAACTTCTGAAAGGGGTTGCTGGATCTTGCTGAGTTCCGAAGAATGTTGACAATGGAAAATGTTATACGGGGGAAGTATGCCTGCAAGTCATACTCGCGATTGGGGTCTTCTTCTAAGAGGCGGAACATCTGACGCTTTGTGAGATAGGAAAGTGGAACAGTTTCTCGGTGGGTCTCAATACCGTTTCTATCTTCTCGGACAACTGTGATATTGTTCAGAAGTGTTCCCATCGCAATAATGGCTTTGCGTGTCGTCTTGTGGTAGTAGTGTTCAAACATTAGATATCACCCCACGGGTTATTTGCTTTCCAGTCAACAATGGTGTCACCCTCCCTCTGGAAGTCGAGGTTTTGACCGAATGCGTCATTCGGCATATCGAGATTAGACCCAGAACTGATACCCCAAGATGCACCGCTTGCCTGACCGATAATAAATCCACCTGTTGGAATA